CTTTGTTGTATGTATATGTATACAATAATTACTAGTATGAAACTAGCACACAATGATATTAAATGCATTCTGTTCATTTTTATTATCAATGATATTTTATTTACTATAACCAAATGGCAGGCGAAATAGTTTATCTAAAAAATTCTACAAACCCTCAGAAAAAACTGATGGTAAATATTGTGTGGCCTAACGGAACACGTAAAACAGTTCATTTCGGAGCTACTGGATATTCTGACTACACAATCCATAAGGAAAAGAAAAGAATGTGGAACTATTCAAATAGACATAAGGCTCGTGAGAACTGGACTAAGAATGGCATAGATACTGCTGGATTCTGGTCCAAATGGATCTTATGGAACCAACCCAGTCTAGAAGATTCTATTAAACATACCGAGAAAAAGTTCAATATTACCATAATAAACCAGATCTAAATATATTTGTTCAGAAAATTTATATTCTTTATTATAAGTAAATGATGGATGAAGAAAGGAATCAAGTAAATGAATGCGTTAAAAATTCTCAAGATGAGAGAGATAAGGTTGATGATGACGCATCGTGTTCGTGTAGTAAATGCTTGACCTATACATGTCTGTGTAGTGTATGTTGTTTACGGTCTGTATCTCTTACACTCAATTGTATTCAGGGAGTGTGTAATATATTCGCAGCTTGTTTCGAAACATGTAGTGAGACATGTAAAGGGTGCAGTAAGTGCATCGAACAGGTAGACTGTGATGGTAAATAAACTAGAAAGTTTATACTATTTTAAGTATAAACTTAGAAATCACACAATTATTAAACTTTTTACTTTTTACTTTTTAGCTTTTCCTTTCTTAGCTGCTGCTTTCTTAACAGATTGTTTGTCCATTTCGGCTATGAATTTTTCATACTGTCTCTCAAATTCAGCAAGATCATCCAACCACAACTGTTTCTCCGTCGTAGACTTCAAATTATTGAGCTTACTAGTGATAGCACTGATCTCCTTTGTGAGCTCGTCAACTTTTTCTTTAGTAAATGTCCGTACATGAAGTCTGAGAAGGTAATCATATCCATTTGTAACTTCCTGATCGGTCTCTGTTGTCGCCTTAGTTACCTCATCATAACCTGCTTCCTTCAATACACGGATAATATCTACCTCTTTCTCGTTCATCACCTTGATTTTATCTTCACTTACCTCCTTGATAAATCTCCGCTTGTTATTCATATGTTTAAGTTCAGCTTCCAAAGCGGCTATCTGGTACTTCTTACGTTTACCATAGTACAGATAACGAACCTTACAGAAGTTATCGATGACTTCGTCAACATCATTATACTTTCTGAGTTGTTCATGTTCATTGAACAAAACCATGTTACTTGTGTAAACAAAACTATGAAGTTTAAGGTTCTTGACATTACACGAGATACCATTTTCGGATTCGTTAAGTATGAAATTTACATCATTTGGTGTAGAATAGTTCTTCAGACTCTTGAGTTTCTTGTTCTGAACAAGGTCCTCGCAGTTCTCCTTGAACTTATTGGTCCACATTCCAATCGGAAGTTCTGTAACCTCAGTCACATTCTTCTTTTGTTTGTCGACGATACCGTAAGTGACATAGCGGTTATCACCGTCTTTCTCAATCACGCCCTTGAATCCACGATACCAAGGGTCGATGGGAGGTAGAAGAGACACTGTTTCATCTGTGTCAGGGTCTTGAATAATAACTTCACCATCATTATCAAGCCAGACCTTAATCGATGCTACCAAATCAAGTGGGTTATAACAGGGTATGTTGCACGACCACCCAGTCCCAATTCCAAGACACCCATTTACTAGAATCATAGGGATGATAGGCATATAGTGTTCGGGCTGTACCAGATCACCATCGTCGTTAACTTGTGTAAGAATTGGATCATCTTCGTCTCTGAAGATGCAATCAGTCAGCATATCCATCTTTGTGTAAATGTACCTAGCACTCGCAGCATCCGCGCCGCCATCCAAACGAGAACCAAACTGACCGTCTCTGTACAAAATAGGGATGTTGTTTGTTCCAGGGAACTCGTTCGCCATACCGACAATGGTGTCTTGGAGATTCTGCTCACCGTGATGATAGTTGGCATGTTCGGCACAGTATCCAGCAAGCTGAGCAACTTTTAGGGACTTACCAGAAAACTTGAGTTTCCTCTTCCTAACAGCATAAAGGATTTTCCTCTGTGATTCCTTCAAACCATCGATACCACTTGGGATGCTACGAGCGCAGTCTGCATGTGAGAACTTGATCATCTCTCCATCCATGAAGTTTGATATATCCATAGAAGTTACCTCCCCCTGATCATCTAGAGAGAAACCATAAGTCTTTGGAGAGTAATTACTCAACCATTCCTTTCTGGCATCAGCGTAGTTTTTATGAAAGACTTTGTTCATGTTATCACTAGTCTTATCATCTGCGACATACTCAACCATCTTCAACCCAAAAGTATCTGGCACATCCTCTGGTTTCGTAGTACCCAATCCCTTGTAGTATTTGGCATCCACCTTCTTATCCTGTTCAGAAAGCCATTTGTTGAAACGAGTTTCATCATAGAAAAGAAGATCATCCTGTCTCTTCCTAAACACGCGCGCGATTGGAGTCTTCATACTGACCACATATGGATCATCACGGTTGATCAGGCTAGGGAATAGAGAGTGGAAGAAGTTCATTATAAGTCCCTCAATGTGGATACCATCACAATCTGCATCTGTCATGATCATAACTTTTCCGTAACTAAGAGTGTTGAAATTTTCTTCGATAGAATAGTCGATCCCATGCTTAGCACCGAGAGCCTTGATTAAGTTGGTTACAACTTTGTTAGAAGCTATAGATGTTGTTGCTGCATTCCTAACATTCAGAATTTTACCAGTCAGAGGAAGAATACCAAAAAAGTCGCGACCAGCTTTCCCATACACACCCTTGTCAATACCAGCAACTGCATAAGTCTTAGCTGAAAGTCCCTCGCATATGATCAATGTACATTCAGAAGACTTTTTACCTCCAGCGTTGTTAGCTGGGTCGTACCCATCGATCTTAGGAGTCTTTTTGGTCCTCTCAGACTTCTTCAATACAACCATTTCCTTGGCTCTGATCACATCTTCAATACTTTCCATTACTGACCATTTGAGTATATTATTTATCTGTGCCTTCTTTATCTCACTATAAACCTGAGGAGATTCTAGTTTGTTCTTGTCTTGACCATCAAACTCGGGTCTAACAACTGTAGCAACAACAAAAATCCTGAAAAACTGTTTGACATCAGAGATGTTGATCTTCGGAGCCTTGTTAGTCTTGGATTTTTTGTCCTTACCGTTAAACTTGTCGACAATTGGTCTGAAAATAGTCTCAGACCATGATTCCACATGTTGTCCACCAAGTTTGGTATACACACCATTAACAAACGAAACAGCTTGGAACTCAGAAGAAGGAGTGACTAGAACATCACAATCATTTGTCTTAAGGACAAGCTTTTCATCGGAAGGAGACTCATATAACTGTGCATACTGTGACAAATTCTTGATGGGGATGAGATTATCGTTCAAGTAAACATTAACCTTAGAAATCATAGCCGCATCTAGCACATGCTTAGTGTAAAGTTTGATCAAGTCGTTCGTGTATCCTGATTTGAGACCAAAATGATTGAAATCTGGTGTCCAAGTGATCTTAGTGTATCCCTTTGTCAGTTTTGTGCTAGTAACATTGGGTCCATCGGTATCACGCATGTTGTTCGTCCACGTCTGCGTGAGTACTTTCTTATTTTTTGGATCACAACCGTCGACTCTGAAACTGGTAGAGCAGACATTGCACAGCTTAGACCCTAACCCGTTCCTACCAGCTACGATTCTTTCTTCCTCATCATCGTAGTTAGAACCAGTGAGTAGTTGACCGAAAATCATGGTATGGTTGTAACAGTTCTGGTCTGGGTCAATCTCAATAGGTACAATGTCTCCATCGTTCCAAACAGAGGTCTCTCCTGTATCTTTATCTATGGTTACTTTGATCTTGGTACAAGGAGTGGAGGTATTTCTGCTTCTCTCTACATTATCAACAGCATTAGAAAGAACCTCGATAAAAATTCTTAGAATCGCTGGTGATGATTTGATACTTTTCCTGTAAATATTGTAAGCATCCTTGTCTGACTCTGCTATATATTCTTCTGTGTCTCTTAGACGTGTGGACCCAGTATACATATCTGAGCGAGTCAGAATGTGAGTGATCGGATCTACTTTTTGATAACGTTTCTGTTGTTTAGGAGGCATTTGTTCTTTTTGATTATAATGTTTTCTTTTATAATCAAAATTTCAATTTTATAACTATGTGAATACTCTTAATTATTAAAAGGTAAAAGAACTGTGAAAAAGTTCATATCTTCGATTTTGTACCCTAGCATTCGAATATCGTACGGGGTATCAGGACCTTTAACATTGTACTGTTTGATTGTATATTTGTTTACATAAGAGAAGAGTGTGAATGATACATTTTCACCTTCTTCGACATCTTCACCAGGGTTATATCCTTCTGAATACCAGGTTTCTGCTATTTTTATAGCGGTATACTGACTATTTGTGTTTTGCGCTAGATATATCTGATCACCTACTAGATTGTTTTTGAAAAAGTATGGCGTCCTGCGAGTAACTTGAACATCGTCATGAAGATAGTAACTCGTTTTCTTTTCTTTTATCCACTTTTCAACCGACTCATCTCCTTCGAGGATGACCTGTGACTGACTCTGATCGAAATCAGTAACATCTTCGTAGAATTTTTCTATAAATTCGCGATTCTTGTATAACAGAAGTAGTTTTTCATCTCTTGTGACCTTTAGGCGTAATACATATATGAGACGTTTCAAAGTCTCCTCTGATTTGACGACAAGTTTGGAGTTTTTCATAACACCACTGTCCATTGAGAAGTTCTTGTTTACCTGACCATAATCAAAAGAAGGAATAACAACTATGTATTTTTTGACAAAATCTTCGATGCTAGAGCCCTGGGAACTGTCTATAAACTTAGAATACAACCAGAACATGTATTCTGTGATGTACCTGGCTAGTTTCTTGTATTTGTTGTAGTTTTTCATGTCTGACAAAACAGTCTCAGGGTATCTTATTCCGTATTCAAGGATGTTCATACCAGGAATAGGTTCTGTATCGTTGACTGGTATAGATATGTTCACATTACCAATTTTACCATTAAGTTCCTTAACTATCCCGTTTGACACTATTTGATCATTTAGCTGTATAGAATGTTTTTCTGCGAAATCTATAGCATCAGCTATGTTGATCCTATTTGGTATTATAGTTACATCCGTAGATGGCAAAATCATTGGATCCATAGGATCAGTAAGTATAGTTCCTGTCTTCCCATCAGCTTTGAACTGTAACATACGGATTTTACCGTATGTGTCTATGGTCTGATTTACTAGATCAAAAGTGATCGGAAATTCGATATCTTGTATTTTTTTGTTGAGTGAGTATGATTCCTTCATTTCGTTAAATACACGACGGATACCTACGGATACATCTGAATTGTATTCCTCGTAATAACTAAGATCTGAACTTTCAGAGCTTTCAACCTTCCATTTCACAATCAGCTCACATCTAGGTGTATTACCAGTTCCTGTATGTTCGTATATAAAGATGCACTTTCCAGGATTTTTAGTCTTGTAGTATGCTTGTAAATGTCTAGGTAACATAAGTTCACCGTTTCTTCTGTTTCTGTTAAAAACAAAAATATTACATTTGTAAATTTTCTCCAACATAGAAATGAAAAGTTTGGGTTCGAGATACGTATCTCCGTCGGAAAGTATTTTTGTTATTTCGTCATTTGTGTAATCGTACATTTCCTGTCTTGCAGCTGCAGCGTTTTCTGCAGTCGCTAACTCTTCTCTGGTCTGGTATAGAAAAGCCTCTATCTCGCTAGCGTCATCATAATCAAGGATACCCGTCTCTTCATGCATACCTTCCATAACGCAATTAAGGAAACTACTCTCTGTCTTCAGAACTCCTTTTCTGACATACATGTATCCTTCCTCGTCAGATAGAAGTTTGAATACTTTAGAAATATCAGAGGGTAGAGTACCGAAGTTGTTGCGGTCAACGAACTTGTTCGTAGTGATAAAGTCCTGTTGTTCCTTGTCTTCTTTAGATGCGAGCTCTTCTCCAAAGTAGTAGTGACGATATATGGAACCAGCCTTATCTGAATGCTTCTTCTCGTAACAACAAGGTAAATAAGGTACAATATCGTTATTAGAAAGAGGATTTGAACGTAGTCCAGGATACTTAGCGTCCTCGTGGTCGCATACATAGTTACGGGGTTCGAAG